AAGCATTAGCTGTTGCTGCTAGAGTAGCATTTGCTGCTGTTCCAGTTGCACTACCTAAAGCAATTTGAGCTGATCCAGATACTAATGCTGGTTTACTAGATATACCTGAGAAAGGAACTGCGTCAGCTGTTTCTGCATGAGATGCTGAAGTAGCGTTAGCTGCTGTTCCAGTTGCACTAGCTAAACTAATTTGTGCTGATCCAGATACTAATGTTGGTTTACCAGTAATGTTACTATAAGCAACAGAACTAGCTGCGATATCTCCGTCAATGTTACTTGCTTCAACATAAGAAGCTGTATCTGCTGTTCCTGCAGTTGCTGCTTTACCAGTTGCACTAGCTAAACTAATTTGAGCTGATCCTGATACTAATGCTGGTTTACCAGAAATACCTGAATAAGCTACCGCGTCTGCTGAATCTGCTTTTACAGCATGAGATGCTGATGTTGCAGTACTTGCAGCGGTTGCGTTAGCAGCAGTACCTGTAGCACTACCTAAGTTAATTTGAGCTGATCCTGATACTAAAGTAGGTTTTCCACTTACTCCAGAAAAAGGAACTGCGTCAGCTGTTTCTGCATGTGAAGCAGAAGTTGCACTTCCAGCAGAGGTTGCAGTTGCTACTGTTCCATCTACTTTAGAAGCGTTTACATACGATGCTGTATCAGCTGTTGTAGGAGTAATTCCTCCCATAGCGACATCTATTCTTCCACCGCCCATTTGGTGTAAGGATAGTGTATCGCCATTGATAGAACCGGACTTAACACCGTCTGCAACGTGAGATGCAGAAGCGATAGATGAACCAATACTGGTCACATATCCGGCGTCGTTATTCAGTTCCGATATATTCGATCCTGAGACGACTATTTTTTTCCATTCGGCCATAATGATTAATTTTTAATTTTTAATGTTTAAACAAATTTGTTATTATACTTATAAATATGTAACTGTTATACAATACTCAGGTAAAAGTCTCCGCTTGAAGATAAAAACATACCTCCTGTTACCGCGGTTGGGGCATCTAGTTCCGCAAACTGGACTATACCTTGATTATTAACTTTAAAAACTTCTACTGAGCCGGATACTACCTGAAATTCATCAGCAGCGTCAACTCTAATTTTAACAGAACCAGTAATTTCTAAATCGTTGGTAGTCGATTCAACACTTCCAGTTGTTGAAAAGATTCCATTTCCACCTCCACCTCCGCCTGCTCCAGAAAAACTACTAAAAGTAGCAAATGAAGCTGAAGGGGAAAATAATGTTACAAAGTCTGGTTGTGTAATTGTTACCTCATACCATGTACTTGTATTGCTTACATAGGCTAGCTGTCCTGATTTTAATCTTTCTATAGATTCACCTTGTAGATCACTAAAGGTAGGAAAAGCTTTTAAAGCGCCTTTCACAAGTCCGTTATCTATACCAGCAGTTCCTGCAGCAACTGCATCTGAGTTTAAAACTATTTCACTTGAAAATGTAGGCATAATTAATTTTTAATTTTATGACGGAGTCGATCCTGAAGACGGTACTAAATAGAATTGTTCTGCTGTAGTTACTAACTTATAGTTACCTGCAATCATCTTATAAGAAGTAGATCCAGATATACTATTTAAGGTAGTGAACTCAAACAATTTAGTTGATCTTGATGAATCGTCATCCGAGTTAGCATCCTTTGTATATAATACATATTCACCTGATGCAGTTCCTCCAAATGAATCTCTCATAGAGGTTATCGAAGGTACTAAGCTTCCTGTATCTGGGAATATAATAAATACTTGTTGATTATTTATGTTAAGATTATTTAAATTTGAAATATTTTGTATGTCTTCTTGTAGTGATGCAGTTACTAAATTAGCTGTAAATCCACCTGCTACTGCGAATGAAGATCCTGTGAAGGCACCTGATATAAATGCTTCCATTGGTGAACCTGCAATTACTCCGCTTGATCCAGTTCCAACTAAGCCATCAAATCCTGCGTCTGGTAATGTATAAGGTATTGAACCTGCTCTATCACACTTCCAAATATATACTGTTTCTATTATTTGTGCTTCTACTGCTGTAAAGCTTCTTTCATATGCAGTAGTATTACTATAATCGTCTACTATAGAAGCAGTATAACCTTGTGCGCCTGCACTAGAAATTTCTTGAGATGCAGTTATAAAGCCTGAGCTAGAAGCTGCATTACTATACGATACACCTAAGTTAGCATTGCCGCTAATTAGTACTTCATAAGGACTGTCTCCCTCAACGTCACTTATACTAAACGATACTAAACTAGTACCTGCAGCAATTGATGCTGTAAAGTTACTGCTTTGGTTACTAAATGTTGCAGTAGGTGCTTGATTATCTGTTACCTGTACTACTAAGTTATCAGTTGTAGTAGTTCCAAATGTATTTGTAAATGTAATAGTAGAACTTATAGTAGCTCCACTTTGTGTAGCAGAAGCACTTAGGTTTGTTGCTAAAGTTAAGTTACCATTTGAATTAATTGCAATCGCTGCATTAGAAGATGCCCAAGTACCACTTTGATTAGAATTGTAATCAGCATTACTTCCTCCAAACCCATTTGAATTAGTTTTTATATTATCTGTAGATACTGCAGATTCTACTACATAAGGACCTGCTGACCAGTTATCAGAAATAGTAGCTGCTAAATCATCTTTAACATCAATAGTAACTTCTGCTGTATTAGAAGTTTCATTAAACGCATCTGATACAGTAACGTTATACTTATATTGATTAATTATATCTGAGTTTAAGAAGTGTGAGTTCTTTAACGTTACCTGTCCTGTTGCGGTATTAATTTGGAATGGATCTTCTGATGGATCATTTATTCCTGTATTACCGTATGTACCGCTGCTAATATTACTTCCATCTAAAATTCTAGCTGTATTGCTAAAGTTGCTATATACTATTGCTAATCCTTCTGGGTCATTAGCACTTATAAATCCTGCTGAAGTACCAGCTGCTGCTGATTCAGTAACTCCAGTTATTGTTTGATTATTAATAGTAGGTACTAAGTTATCAGTAACTGTTATAGTTATAGGTAGCTCTTTAAATGAAGTACTATCTTCTCCAGATATTTTATGAGCATCAGAAGCAGTTATACTAAAATTATAAGAAGTTATATTTTCATAATCTAACGAACTAGTTACTTGAGCAATTCTAACATAGTTAGTATACTTAGTCATTGAGAAATGTCCAGTAGCGTCAGAAGCTGAAGTTATAGTTATTGCATCTCCTTCATCGTCTGTAAAGTAAATATCTGCTACAGTACCTGAAGAAGCATCTTCTCTTCTTGATGCGGAATAACCAGTGCTTAAAATTGACCCTCCAGTACCAGTTAATCTAAATACCGGTGCTGCATTATTATCTACAATTAAATAAATTGTTTTAGTACCTATCGCACCAAATTGATCTGTTACTACTAAATCAATTGGATGTGAAAGATTACCGTCTCCTCTATCAACAGTATTGAAAGAAGTTAATGCTTTTTGATTTAATTTAAGATCTCCATTTTCTACTCTAACTATATCAGCTGTATAAGATGAAGCTGTTGAGAATGTAAGATTATGTCCATCTGGATCAGATCCTGCTAAAGTAGTAATAGTAGATCCTGATACTGTAAATTCTTCTATAGCTTGATTACCTGTTGATATTGATGGAGGATTATTAGGAAAGAATACTGATTCTAAGAAATCGTGTACTGAACCAGATGTACCGTAGTTATTATTATAAACATTAGTCGGTAAATTATCGTTTGTTACGTTTCTATTTCCATCAAAAGTAAAACTACTACTTAAAAGATATCTTGAATCATACGATCCTGTTAATTGATCACTACCGCTTACTAAGTTACCTGGTAATGAAGTTACATAGGATGAAGTAGCAGAATTTAATGCTGTTATACTTGTTTGAGCTGATGCTGAAAAAGTATTTAGAGCTGATATATTTGTATGAGGTCCTGTGTTATAAGAACTAGTAGCTGCTTCTAAGGAATCTAGCCTACTATCTAAAGATGATGTATCGCTAATAGATTCGCTTATAAATCCTAATGCAGTGATTTGTGTTGAGCTACTTACAATATCACCTGGTAATGAAGTTATATAAGATGAAGTAGCTGCTTCAATAGAGTCTAATCTAGTATTTGCTGAACCAGTAAAAGTATTTATAGGTCCTAAGTTAGCATGAGCTCCTGTTGCATACGATGAAGTAGCTGCTTCTAATGAATCTAATCTACTATCTAAAGACGAAGTATCTACTGCTGCGCTTTCTGATATAAACCCTAGTCCAGTAATTTGTGTTGAACTACTTACTATATTTGTCGGTAATGAGGTAATATAAGATGAAGTTGCTGCCTCTATAGTATCTAATCTATTATCTATAGAAGAAGTGTCTATTGTAGCAGAACTTTCAGATATAAATCCTAATGCTGTTATTTGAGTTGAACTACTTACAATATTACCTGGTAATGTAGTTAAGTATGATGAAGTTGCATTATTTAATGCTGTTAGACTTGTTTGAGCTGAACTAGTAAAGTTATTTAAAGCTGATATATCTGTTGCTCCTGAGCTTTCAGAAACAAATCCTAATGCTGTAATCTGAGCTGAGCTGGAAACTAATCCTGCAGGTTTATTTAGTACTGTGGTCCATTCTACTGATCCACTACCTAATTGCAGTGTAGCAATCGTATCGTTAAGTGCTGTAAATTTGTCTGTTAAAGACTCTCCGTTTAAGTTTATAACACCAACAACCGATAAAGACTGTGATACTTGGAGACTACCGGTTAAGTATACCGGGTCACCTAGTGACGATGCTATCTGTTTCCATTTAATTAGTGGCATTAGCTAGTAAATTTTCCTATTATCGTATATTCATCTGTACTTCCTAAACTAAAACCTAGAGTATTGTTGAATGTAATGATTACACCCGACCCACTTTGTATAATTGAATCGATAGCATCTACTTCAACTAAAGACCCATTTATAAATATCTGGAAGTCTGTCTTTCCTAGTGCAGGAAAACCTGAAGGCGGTGTTGCAACTGTTGTTGCTGCCCATAATAAAGTATTTGCTGCTGCATCTACTTGTACGGTTTTCGTAGCGCTTGTGAAAGCTTTATGTGATGATAAGTACGTTTTTTGTTCTGGTGTCATATTTTCATCTATTGATATTGCGTTAATCTTATTAGTTTGCACTCCGTCTGTAAACCGAGTTGCTCCTGATGATGTTCTACCTGCTGTATATCTTGCCATAGTTAATCAAATTTTTTATCTGTTTCAGTACCAAATATAATTGATGCCTTAGAATAAAATTTATCTAGTCCATTAATCTGTGCATTAACTGCATCTGGGATTATATGTCCTAACATATTAATAGAAAAGCTCGTCTTAGTCATTCTATCCTGCCCTTGTTGTAACTCTGTAGCTACACCGTAGGAATCAATCATTGCTCTAAACTGAAATCTTTCTGGGTTACCCCAATAAGAATCTGACGCATAATTCATTTGTTCTACAATTTTATTGTTTTGCTCTACGTAATCAGTAAAGATAACGCATTCGTATGTTAAGTTTACAAAGTCAGGCATTACTACTCCGTAGTATTCATCTACCTGAAACCTATTATTAAGGGCTGTAAATCTATCATAAATATTCTTCTTTGAGTATTTCTTTTTAAATATACCAAAGTTAGTAGGCATATTAGCATCTAACTTATTACTTAGGTTTCTATTCTTTTCTACACTAGTTCTTTTAAACATAATCAACGGTACCTGTATTTTACCGTTCTTATCTCTATAAAACCCGTCTGCCTGTACTGCTTTCCATCTTTCTGGTGAGCCGTATATTACAGGTACTTGCATAGTTTTACCATTTTGCGTAACTCTTGGTCGAATTACTTCATTAAAGTAGAAAAATACAGCCTCATCTATATCTTTTAGCCCAACAGAAAACTTTTTAAAGTCATCTCCCTTAACTGATCTCTGATTCTCTCTTCTTTTACTAGAAGGTACAGATGTATCACTAACTTTCGCGTCGTATCCAGTAGATTCTTCTGAAAGTTCTCTTTGTGATGCCGGAATTGGTTTTTTTTCGCTCATTTCTTCTATCTTATCTGATTTATACCAACTTTATCTGCTCTTGTAATGTGACAATCAGCAATTATTGAATAAGATGAACCAAATCCACTGCCATAATTATTTAAATTGTAAGAATTATCTCTTCCTAACACTAATTGGTTCTCTCTTAAAGTATCTATCTCATAATAATCTTCATGCCAGTTAACTATATCGCCAACTTCAGGAACTAGTAGCCTATCTGTTAAATCTTCTCTTAAAAATGCAAAAGAAGCCTCTCTTCCTAAGTCAGGACCGAATTCATCTACGTTATATACTTGATCCCCTCTAGTAATTAAGCAATTTAGCTTAACTGGTGTGTAGAATCCTTTATCTAAAGACTCTCCGTACAAGTTTGTAGAAGAATCTGCTATAGAAAATTTATAATAAAGAATTTCTTGCTCTATTATATCAGAAATAAGTTCTCTCGACAAACTTTTAAATAAATTTACGTCTCTTGCGCTTCCGAATAACATATATTATTTCTTTTCTATAGTTTTACTCCCTATCTCAAATCTCTTTATCGCAGGTACCTTAGTTAAAGCTGTGTTTTTTAGGTTATCAAATGCCTCTAAAGGAGGTTTTAAACTAATAAGCTTTATTTTAAAGACTGCAGTACGATTTTCTTTATTAGATCCTGCTTGAGTAGTTACTGTTACACCTGGTAGTGCTCTTACTGCATCGGCTATTTTATTTAAACTAACCTTCTCATTGTAAGAAATCCTAACCATACCTTGATAAGTATGGAACTCTAGTTCACTTATTAGTTTAACTAACTTCATTACCCAATATATATCTTATAAGGTACATCGTTTAAAATTTTATTCATAGATTCACCTTCTGCTGCTTGCTTTTCTAATTGTGCTCTACGAGTAGTTTCTAAAAGTTGACCTCTTAATGCCTCTATCAATGTTGCCTTCTCTGATCTAGCATCAGTCAATAAATCATTTGCATTTAATGTTGCTTCTGATCCAGGAACTGGTACTGTCGAATATTTTCCTCTAATATAACCTAGTAACTCTCTAGCTAAAGCTAATGTATAAGAAAAGATCCACTGTCTTGCTACAGAATTTAGTTCTGTATAAACAGGATTATTATAAGGAACGTTACTTACATTAGTAACTATTCCACTTCCTGATGAGTCTGTAGTAGAAGATAATTTATCATCTATCTTATAATACTCAAATCTTACACTAGTTCTTTCTTTTGGTACCGGGAATATTTTAAGTTGATTATTTACTAATTCAAAACTATAAGCTGATCTTCTAATTTGATCGTTAAACTCTATGGCTTGTACTTTTAATAAATCAAATGAAGCTGGCATCATTAAGAAGTTGATACCAGGGCTATAAGAACCGAAATCAAAAGCATCCATCAAAGATTGAATACCTGTTCCAGTACCTGCATACGGATCAAAATATCTCAATATTGCTGGTGGTGCTTCATAAAATATTCTTCTAACTTCTATTCCTCCAGTAATACCTTTATCAATTGCCCATTGATTTAAATCATAATCTTGTACGCTTGCTGTTACATCCAGCATAGCTTGTTCTTTTGTTACTTTTCCTCCTACTTCTGCTTCTGTACCGTAGTCTTGACTAAGTTCTATTACTCTCTGTAAACTTCCTGCAACAACAGAGTTATTAAGAGAGGTAGCATTAGAAGTACCTTCTACATTTATAAAGTGCTCTCTTATCTTGAAATTATATACTTCATTACCGTAAACTGTAGTAGCTTCTTCGAAACAAGCATATAAAGAACCAGACGATAACTCTACATCCATTACTGGATATCCTAGTCTCGTTGCACAGAATAAAGCTACCTTGTCTGCTTCAGCAGCAAACTGCGTGTCATTGTCATAAAATCCAAATGGAGTTTGACCAGCACTAAAGGTAGAGGAACCGTTCCATACATTTATATTTGCCATAGGTTATAGTTTTATTATAAATAGTAGAGAAGTTTTTATCCAGAACTTTTAATCTCTAAAGGTGCTATATACTTTTAATACAGGGCCAACTATTGGGTGACGATGATTTTGAATTAAAGTTTGTACTTTAACTCCAGGGACATTTTCTTCTAATCTTGACAAGAAAGAGAATCCAGTTTCTCTTTTATCTTTTAAGTCAATCTGAGCCATATCTCCGCAGATTGCTAATTTAGATCCTTTACCTAATCTACCGATGACTGTTTCCATTTGAGAATGAGTTACGTTTTGAGCTTCATCTACTATTACAAAACTATTAACAAAGGTTCTACCTCTCATAAAAGCAAATGGAACTATTTCTATATTACCATTTTCTACTTCTTTATCTACCTTATCTTTATTATACAACATGTATAAGTTATGATAGATAGGGGCTAACCAAGGGTCCATTTTTTCCCTAATATCTCCTGGTAGAAACCCTATATCTTCTTTAGAAACAGTTGGTCTCGTAATTATAATCTTTTCTACTTTACCAGTAAACAAGAGATCTAACCCACATTGAGTAGCAACTAACGTTTTTCCGCTACCTGCCATACCTTTCAGTACGGTAATAGGATTTTCTAATATTAATGATTTAGCAAACTTCTGTTCGTCATTTAGTTGGACTTGAAACTTTATTGGTCTTTTGGGCCTTCTTTTTTTAGTGAAGACTTCATCGGTGTGATGATTACTTGCCATGCAAAAGTGTTTTGTAGTTATACCTATAAATAGGACATAAAAAAAGGGGACCCTAATGGATCCCCAATTTTAAAGAATAATCTATATTCTAAATCTTATTAGATAGTCTCTAAACCATCAACAAAGATTCTTCCGTAGAATTCTGGTCTGATCATTTTCTTCGCATATCTAGTCATCAATCCTTTTCTTGGTGTAAAGGTTTGAGGATCGTAGATTAACGGAGTCATCATCAACGGTACATAAGGAGAATATACAGCTCCAGTTTCTAAGAACTGAGAACCTCTAAATCCTAATAAGATTGAATTTTCAGTCATATAAGGATTCTTGTATACTTTGAATCTTGAATTTAAAGATCCAACTTTCTGTACTCCCATTGCAAAGTCCATCTTGTCACCGTCAGTTGCAGCTGCATATCCTGGAATAGATTCTAAGATAGTTGCTACACTTGGAGAACATACTAAGAAGTTAGCTCCACCTCTTAAGGTTTTTTGATGAATTTTGTTAGATACTTTTTGGATTTTAGTTCCTAAAGTTTGGAACCACTGTCCTTGAGTATTGTAGAAGTCTGTTGAACTAGCTGTTCCACTTGTCCAAGCTGATCCGTTCCAAGTTCTGTTGTTAACAGCTGACCATCTTTCAGTAGTTACAGCGCCTTTGATCAACATATCTAAGATCTCTAAATCAATCTCCATAGAGATATATTCAGATAATAAAGATGTTAATTCAGCTTCTGCATCTACACTATGGTAAGCGTTAAGATCTTGAGCGAATTCAGGAGTCCATTGTGCTTTTAGCTTTCTAGTCTTAGCAACTACTGCTTCAGACTTAAGTTCTACATTCACTTCTGGAATTTCGATTGATCCACTAGGTACATCTTCGAAATCTCCTCTTGCGTTATCAGCTGGTTGTAAAGAATACTTTACTTGACCACCGTCAACGTTTGATCCAACTGTAGCGTCAGTACAGATAAATCTGATGTTACCACCATTAATAGCAGTAAATTCAGGATAGTCTGTTAAGTCTACGTTAGATGCATTTACTAATCTAAATCCTCTAATTGCTTCTACGTCAAATGTAGATGCTAAAGAAGAAGTAGGTACGTCTACGATTACTAAATCAGCTAAAGTGATGTTGTTATCATATCCTACATCAGCAAGTGCAGGAGCAGCTCCTTTTGCTTGAGATGCTAAAGAAGCAGATGCTTCGTTGATAGAATATCCGAATCTACCTGCGCCGTATAAACCGCCAGATACTTCTTCGTCTAATCCCATTTTATCATTTCCAGTAGATACGTTACCGTACATATTAGAATTGTTTGCAAATCCAGGCTGTCCTGAACCATATTTGAAATCTAGATAAAATACTAGACCTGAAGGTAAGTTCATTGGTTGTACAGATACGAAATCTTGTGCAACTATCTGAGCAAATACCTTTCTCACTAATGGTAGAGCGACACCAGCCCATTGCTCACCGTCACCAGCAGAAAAAGTTCCGCCTGTTCCAGTGCTTGACTGTTCTGCTACGATTTGTTTAGCTTGGTTTTCTAAGATCATTGACATGTTAGATGCCTTTCTCTCGTCTAAACCTTCCAATAAACCTGAAGCAGACCATTTTTCAGCTAATCTACCAGCATCAGCCTGAAGGCTTTTGTAGCTGTTAGCGCTTTCTAAAAGGTTGTTAATTTCCATGATTGAAATAATTTTAGTTTTGTTAATTTAAATTTTACTTAATAATACCGGCTAACTTTTGCATTCTAAGAACTGTTTCATTTACTTCTGAAATTACTTCTGGCTTACTTGCAGTAGTACCAGTAGCTTTAGAAGCTTGACCTAAGTTCTTATGTTCTTTAATGTTTGCTTTTTTCGCAACTACATTATCAGCAACAGTTTCGTATACTAATTTAACTTCTTTCACAGTCTCTGCTTTATCAAAAGCAGCGATTACATTTACTTTCTGTGATTCAGATAAATCATTTGATTTGAAGACTTTGTTTACATAAAGCAATTTTGCATTAAGTAAGTTTACTTCTGAAAGTTCAGTTCTTAAAGTTTCAATAGTGTCTAAAGCTTCTTCTACTTCTTCTCTCTGTCCCATATTATGTCTAATACCGCTTCCAGCAGCTCCGCCAATGTTACCCATTGTCTTTGCGAACTTCTGTGCAGCTTTTCCATATTTACCATCTTCTGCATTTTGCATTAGAGTGGCAAGGCCAGCAGCTCCCCCGATTACACCAAGAGATCCACCTAATGCGGATAACATCTCAATATATGCAGGATCGATTTCGTTTAAAGTAGCAGCATCTTCAGCAACTTCTCCTTCGTCAGATTTCTTATGATCGTCTTTTGGAGCTTCACTTTGTACTTCTTCTTCTTTCTTTTTGTAATCACCTTCGTTAGTAGCAGATTCTAGTTCTTCTAAAAGAGCTTCTAAGTTGATCTCCTCCTCTTCAGCAGGAGCTTCATCTTCTAAGCCTTCTGGTTCACCAGCTTCTCCGCCACCCATTTCTTGAGCAATTAAGTCTCTGATAAGGTCCTTTAGGTCATCGACTTCCATGTCTTTAACTTCTACTTCCTCACCGTCTTCGGCGTCGTCTTCAGATTCTTCTGAATCATCCTCTGCCTCTGCAGCTACTTCTACTTCCTCTATCTCTTCTTCTTCTATAGTTTCTTCTTCAACTACTTCTTCAGATACTTCTTCGTCTTTCTTATGATTGTCTTTTGGAGCTTCGTCCATTTTCTTATCATCTTTAGCCTCATCTTTTTTATGCTTGCCTTCTTCCTTCTTTTCTTTTGCAGGTGCTTCTGCTACAGTCTCTTCATTAGATTCTGCAACTTCGTCATTCTCCATTTCTTGAAGTTTTGATGCTAACATATCTTTTAGATGTGGTGTCAAAGTTTCTTCCAAAGCGTCTTTAGCGTTAGCTATAGCAGCTTCTCTGATAGATTTGGCTTCAGCAATTGCTTGCTTGAATAAATCTTTATTTGCCATTTTCAAAAAAATTGTTGTGGATACGATTATTAAAAAATCGTAATAGGAATTAATATTGTATAGATACAGTATAGACTAACTGTATATTCCTATATAAATATATACGATTTACAAAAACCGCTATACTCTTAAAAGATCGTTGATTATGTTGTCAATCTTTAGCGTTAAAGCTACCTCTTCTTTATTCTCATTTAAAGAAATAGGATTCATAAAGGCACCGTGAGTAGAAGGATTAGATACAAAATCCCAACATACTAATTCAAAATCTGGTTGCACTTCTAAAGTATTTTCGTTTGTTGCTTGTACAGAGCCTGTACCTCTGGATGATATTCCGATTGTATGGCCTGCTTTGATTATTTCTTTAACTATATTTCCGGCAGGAGTATTTAATAGTTCAACTCTTCCGCAAAGATCATCTCCTTTCCACCATAAGTCTTTAACTATGTGAGAAGCGTTCTTTAATGATACAACAGCAGATTCTGGATGATCTAACTCACCGTATGCATTACCGTTGTTAACAAACTCTTGTATATACTTATCGGTTTCTCTTTCTAGGATTTTCTTATCGTATACTCTACCGTTTTGGTTTTTTGCACCAGCTCTTTGCATAACTCCTTCTACTTCGAATACACCAGGTCTTTCCTTAGATTCTCTAAGGATCGATTTAAATGGAGTTACGTTTACTAATACTTGTGCCATAATTTTGTTGTTATTAGATTTTTTCTTGCAATGCTGCTAATACTTCTACACCAAGTGCTAAGCTTAAATCAGCATTACCAATTGAACCTTCTTGATCGTTAATTTTTTTAAATTTACCAGATTCAGCTATTTTCATAATAGCATTTGCTGATTGTTCAGCTACAGACTTAAGTAAAGGTCTTAAAAGCTTTACTCTTTCATCATTAGCATCACGAAATCTATATTCTTGTTCGTTAACTGTCTCTACAGATGAGCCAGAAACAGCAGTTCTATTTTCAGCTAAAAATTTTCTTAAATCGAAGTTATCCATATTATTTTTATTTGTTACTGTTACAGCTTGATTCGTGAATTTTGTAACCTTCCTTCTTAAGCTCAGCAATAATCTCTTTCATCTTACCTTCATTACAGTGCCCAGCATTTATAATATCTTTACCTTCTTTAGAAAATTTAATACCTTCACTAGCATATCTTTCTTTAAGCTTGTCCATTATTTCATTACAATGTCCTTCAGAAACTTTGATATACTGTTTTTCTTCTTTGCCTTCATTGGTAACTACTTCTTTAGATCCATTCTTAGAAGCTTCTTTAGATAACTTCTCTTTCATCTTTTCTAAAAGCTTTACTTCTTTTCTTAAAGCTTTAACTTCATTCTTATCTACTATTCTTGCAATGTCTTCATTCTCTTCTAAAGTAGCTAAACTTTCATTAGTAGAACTAATTAATTCATCGATAGCAATTAACTTAGCTTCTATAGCAGCTTTTCTTCCTGCTGCTTCTACTTGAGACATTTTAGATAAAGTCTTTGCTTCTTTAATTAATCTACCTGAGAAGGAGAAATTAGCTTCCATCATCCCCATATCCATAGGTTCTAAGCCTTTTAGTATTTGCTTATATAAGTATAAAGCTACATCTGATGCATCAAATTCATCTCCAGCATCTTGTTGATCCTTATATATTTCTTTAGCTTTATTAACTAAATCACCTAACATTTTTAAATTAGTTAAACCGTCTATTCTATCCATTGTCTCTTGATTTGCTTCTTTTAATTTATTCTCGCTCATTCCTCCGTGGAATAAGTCAAATTCTCTTCCTGCTAAATCGAATCCATATTCATCTGATATAGCAATTACTAGCTCCATAGCAGCTTCTTTATCAGATATATCACCGTCGAACATTAAGTCCTCGATAGCATCTTTAACGTAATTCATTACGCCTCTACCTTCAGATAATATTTCACCGATAATTTCAGTAATTTTTTTCTTTGCAGTTTCTTGAATATTTTTTCCTTCCATCATATCACTTGCAGAAATATCTGGAAGATTAGCTCCTTGATAATCTTCATACTCTTGACCAATAGCTTCTAAATCAATATGACCACTTACTGTTATATCATCAAAGTGAGTCATAATAAAGTCTTTACAGTCTCCAAAAGTTGCTCCAAACTTCTCTTTAAGGTAATCGCAGATCTGTTGTAGATCTTCTTTAATCATACCTTTAGACTTTTTTGCATCTTTTTCTATTTGAGCTTTCTCTTTATCTTTAATAGATTGCGGCAGATCTTTTTTCTCTTCATTCAACTCTGCTTTCTTCATACCATTAAGACTGTCAACAGCTTGCTCTCCTCTTTTAACTTCGATATGCTTATCGTTTTTATTTACCTTTTTAGAATCACCTGAGAGTAGGTGTAGGTAGAAGTTAGGATCTTTTTCAAGGTTCTTTAACGCCTTATCTTTCGCCTTTTTATGATCTTTATCAGAATGAGTTTCAGCAGAATCTATTCCTGCTTTTTCTAATTCATAGTCAATACCTCTTTCGATAGCTTCGATTGGAAATTTATCAGCTGGATCTTTAAGTTCTGGTTGGTACTTATCTACAGCTTTATCTTTCTTCTCAGCTAAAATACCTTTAGAATGTAGTATTGAACCAATAGTCTCAAAATCATTGAATTTAGAAACTAAGTGAGGAAGTTCTCTTATCACATCAGATTTAAACTGTGCTTTAGAAAACTTACCTTCTAATACGGCGTTATATTTTTCAGTTATTGTTCTCATTGTAAGTAATCAAATAATTTTGTACTATGTGGTCTTTTTTTTGTTTTAATTGTTTTATAGCCTAGCTTTTCAGCAAACTTAGTAGCTTTGTTTTTCTTACCCTTTTTCCCAAAAGCATATGGCGTTGCATATTGCGCTCCGGTTCCGGGAGTAAAACTAGCACCAGTTCCTGTAGAACTCTGCTCACGAAGTTCATGTACTACCTCTCTAACTAGCTCCTTTAACTGACTTATAGTCATAATGTTTGGAGTTCGTTAATCAATTCATAGTACTGCATAAGATTAACTAAATGACTTTCATTTACTTTTTCTTTCTTACTTACTTCAGAAATATTAGTAATAACTTCATTTAACTTTATCTTAGTTACTTCATTGTTAACTTTATCGGCTAATGCCTCAATTCTTTCTTTTATAACTACAATTTCTTTATTAACTAAATCTCTTAATCGATTTGTTGAAGAAACTGAGGTTATAAATTCTTTTAAAATATTTTTCTGCTCAGGTAAAAGATCCTTATACTTACTATTAAATTTTTCTAAAAGTAATTTGTAGGCTAGTAATCTTAAATCTTTATCGTATTTAGAATATTCTTCTATTAAAGTATCTTTAACATTATCTGCATCTTGATTATCTGATGTTAAATGTTCTAAGATTGTTACTTTATTATCTACTATAAAGTTAGGGTTAATTAACTCTGAGTTATTCTGAGCTTCCATCAAGCAATATAATGCTGCTAATGGTTTATAGTCTCTTACTTTAATAGCAAAGAAATCTTCTATACTATAATTCTTTTTAATTTCAGCAATTAGTTGATACCTCTGTCTCTTTAAACTTTCTTGGTTTAACTTACTAGATATTTCAATTATAGTAGAAACAATTGCTTCTGCTTTATTTTGTGAAATTTTATTATTCTTTGTTACAAATTCGTATAATCTATATTCTTTGGCTAACGATGTGTTGCCGGCATAGAATTTGCGAATAATACTTACAGCTGCTGAATCCTTCTTGTTCAGAGTATCCGCTGCTACTTGCTTTACAAGCAGTTCAAATATCAATCCACTGTTTTTATACTTCGAGTGCTTAATCTTCATAGTATACGTTTACTATTATAAATATGCTTTAGTTATCTAAATCTTTAATTTGTTCTTCATCTAACAATTTATCCTTATCCTTTTCTTTCTTTTCAAAGACTATTTTCTTATTATTTTCAAAAATATCTCTGTTTTTAGCATAAACAGACTGTGCTGTTAATGTAGAACTTTCTTTAGACTCCATTACATTTTCATTATCAGAAGGAAATCCACCATGCATTCCTTGTACTCCTAACCTGTCTCTACCGCCCATTGGGTCATCATTTGTACCAACAACCGATTGATGTATCCTAGGTCTACCTTCTGGATTAGCATCTTCTGCATACCCTAGAGGTACTTTAGCGTCTCCTTGTCTTCTACCGTACAACGATGCAAGATCGTGAGGTGTACCATACGATACTCCACTTTCTGCTGGATCGTTACCTTCGTTCTCTAGCTGAGTTTGTCTAAATCCTCTTTTAGCATCTTCTCTTACTAGAGCTCTCATTTCGTTATACTGGTCTTCTGATAAGTCAAATATCTTATCATAAATATAATCAGTAGAGAATAATTTGACTTCTAACATTTGTCTTGCTAGGTCAACTTTTTCTTTTAGTAATGCTACTTTTTCTTGATCGTATATTATAGAAGAAGTAGTAAGCTTTAATTCAAAGTTAGTTAAACTTTCACCTGTAAAGCCTTGGGTGTATAAATGTACTAGAGCAATCTTAGTTAACTCGGATTCTACTATCCTTTGTATTCTTTCGACTGTTCTTGCGAATCTAATATCTTCAGCTGCTAATGTAGCTTTACCTTGTAAGTCTCCTTCGTATCCAAAGTAGGCTTTAGGTACTTTTAAAGCAGCAAACATCTTATCTCTTAAGTATTCTACATCTGCTATACCATCGTAGTTAAGTCCAGGAGTAGTATCAATACGAGTAGAAGTATCACCACCTCTTACAGGGATGTAAAAGTCTTCCATCATATTCTGCATATTGAATCTTAAGTTATAATCTCCTGTTTGAGCATCGACATAAGGAGTCTTTTTCATCTGATTGACAGTCTTTTGCATAAACTGTTCTACTTCGTTAGGAGGTATTGATCCTACATTAACATAAAATACTCTCTTTTCAGGAGCTCTCATTATACGATGTATTAACATCGCATCTTCCATAAGCGTTAATTGCTTAAATATCTTTCTTGCTGGTTCAATATAAGATCTACCGTAAGGTAGGTAGTTATGATCTGATATTAATCTAAAGTGTGCAACTTCGTAGTTGTCTAATGTTATAACCTTTCTATTATTCTTTGGTAGGTAGTTAGGATCTTGTTGTGAAGCTAACCCATCAGGATCTATTTGAAAATAAACCTTTTGAGGATTTTCAGGATCAACTCCTTCTTTTCTTACCATATTATAAACTGTATACGGTAATACATTGTATACACCAAACTTCTCTGCTATTTCTAATTTTAAGAAATAATCTCCATGCTTACACATTCCTCTAATCCAAGACCATAAATTAAATTCAATATTTAATACGTCATAAAATAGATTGTAAAGAACTCTCTGTAGATTTTCATCTGATGATTTAATTGATAAAACTTCTCCTTGTTCGTTCTTTAGTGTCGCTTCATCTGCAACT